CACGCCCATATTGAGCGGGACAGTTGTTGACAGTTCGTTCGTTTGTTTCGTGAACCAGGAGTCCCAGAACGGCAAAAGCGACCTCCTCCGGTTAGGACACTCACCGGAATCGGCCACCAGACGTTACGATACCATCAGCGTTCGGTTGTCGTCAAACTTCGTTTGTTGTCGAGCCTTCGTCGCAGACGATTACCGTCCCTGGAGCCGCCTTCTCTGCTAACAGTTTCCCACATGCCTCGCATCGCAGTTCCTTCGTCACCATATGCCCACCCCAGGCGCACCAGTTCGCCCGTAGACAGCGAGGGCCAGAGCCATGACACAATCATCATGCGTCCCGTCTGGTGCGCTGTATCTAACGCCCGTTCGGGTGTACTCGAACGCGAAAGCATCCAACTCGGACACTATCGGCCCCTGTGGATAACGAATCTCGCGGGTCTGAATGGCAACCGCCAATCCCTCCATCAACTTCTGTTTGCTACTCGATGAGAAGTGATAACCTTCGACGCTGGATAGCCCCCTCTGAAGTCGCTCCACAATGGGGTCGCCCACTCCCGTGGAGTCTACGACGGCGTGGACAATCCCGACCTCCTGGGTGAGACGCCGGACAGTCTCTTCCCAGGGCCACTGGTATCTATTAAATCGGCAGACTGCCCCATCTTCATCGAGGCCAATCGCCACAGTCCAGTCCACGCTCTTGGCTAAGTCAACGCCATAGACGACGGGAGACTTGCCGGATATGTCGCCGATGCACTCTCGAATCGCCTCCTGCCCGAACGGGTTGCCGCCGTCGTCTGAAGGCTCTGCATAGTACAACTCGCGGAACACGGCGGCGGGCAGTTGTCTCTGAGCCTGGGCAATCTCGCCCTCTGCCACAATGCCAGCCTCTACCGCGTCGGCCGCAGTCAACTTGGCATAATGCCACCCAGGTTCCCCGCCCTCGGCCCTACGGGCTAACTGGTATGCCCAGTTCCGGCGGCCTTTGACGTTGCCGATAATCCTGACGGCTCCCCTTGTGGCGGTCAGCGTGGTGCGGATGGCGAACCAAGCCTCTTGGCGCATTCGCGTTGCCTCGTCCAGCACAGCCGCATATACGTCCTCGCCAAATAGGTTGTCAGGTTTCTCAGCCGAACGGAACGAGATGACTGCCCCGTTAATCAGGGTGACAGTTAGTTCGCTCTCGTTGGCGGTGTACAGGGTCTGAGGAAGGCCGCGCTTGAGCCTTCTATATGCGATGCGAGCCTGGGGATACACGGGTGAAATCCACCAGAACGCTTGCCCAGGTCGCCCGTGCATAGCCTGTTCTAGTATCCACGCGATGCAGGCCACGGTCTTGCCGCATTTGGTGGAGCCCTCAATTACGCTGTACCTCTCAGGGCTGAATATCGCCGATTCCTGTTTCTCGTACAGGGAGGGTCTGCGATATGAGATGGTCGGGGCTGTTGCCGTTTGTGTTGTCACTGCTTGCCGCCTCTATCGAGAATGTGACCTCGCCCTGCGTTAGGTGTATGGAGCGTTGGTCAATTGTGATTAATGGCTCTTTTGGAATCACGCCGTTAATCTCAGAGATTCTGTGCATGATGGACATAACCATCCGCGTGGCCTCAACGTCTCCGCTCAGAGCCTGGGGCCACCAGCGGCTCAAGAGGGTGCTGTATCTGTCCATCTGGAGGGCGCGTATCGCGTCGGCCATGCCGGAATACTTCTGGGCCAAATCACTCAGGACGCGCTTGATGTCCTTGTGAACCAAAGCCTTTGAGACGCCAAGAGTCTCGGCGATTTGCTTCTCTGTCGCGCCACCCTTGTAGAGTTCGAGCGTCTCATAACGCCGCACTTCGGCGTTGGCCCTGACTTGGGCCGTTGGGTAATGCCCTGGCTGTTTACGCTTCGGCATTAGTACTCCCCCGACACGGCTCTCGCTATATCCCCCAAGCCGTCCCGCACAACCATACCCAGGACTTCGACAGCGCCCATCCCATCGGTGGCGTCATTGTCTTGGATAATCAAGGCACTCGCCATTGCTAGAACGGCTCCCACAAGGCAATTGGGAAGATGGAAATAGAATTCCCGCCTATTTTCGTCAACGTCACAGTCGCAATGCAATGCCTCGCTCATATCAGCCCACCTCCTATTCGCCCACGGGCGTAACTGTTATCGCCACGCGATTCTCTGCCATCGTTCCGACCTTCTGGTGGTTGATGGTGTAGGACACAATATGTTGTGGGTCGTCGTCGGTCAGAATACCACAGTCAACCAGCCCATCAATAGACGGCGCGACGGCACAAGCCAGCCCGTCGTAGTCCATCGGCCTTCGAGCGTGGAACTGTGTGATGGATACAGTAGCCTTGTCCGGCGTTTCCCAGTTCGACGGCATCTCGGCAAGTCCTAGAATGAATGCCACCTCCCGCGCCTCTGCCGACAACTTCTGGGACACTCTCCAATTCGATTTCCGCAGACCATTCTTGGACAGTCTGTTATCCGGCATAACCTCAATCGTTAACGACTCCAATATCTCAACCTTTCTATAACTCCCACATATACCCCCTACGCCCCTTTAGGGGCTAGGGGTATATGGTTATAACTACTACAACAAGGGTTAACAGTTATCCAAGTGCTGGTTAACAGTTATCCTGCATGTTTCGGCTCGTCACATCCAGCCCCTCATGTCGCCGTTGGCGCTTGATGAAATAACGGCACGATGACGAGTTGGGCATTTATAGGTCTGCTCGTTTTTGCGAGAGCCGTACCCGTTTTTCGGAACTACCTTCATCGGCTTCAAATCATACGGGCATGACGGCGTTGTCCTTATGCCGGACATAGCCGCCTCGTTCCGCTCAACTCTCACCTCCATCGTCACATCCTCCAAAGATGGCGCGAAGCCGATATACCTGATTTTCGTCGTCAAACCACCCAAGAGGCCGTCCCGCTTTCGCTCCCGCTTTGGCAATGGGTGAATATAGTCCTCCCACCCACAGGTAACGCACCCAGGCGGCTCTGTGGCATAGCACTGCACGAGACGCGCTTCGCATCTAGGGCAAGCGTTCATTAGACGCCTCCTCTGGCGGCAAGTCCAGAGGCAAACCCAGTTGCCCATCGTACCGTGTATATTTTGGTGTCCTCTCAGGCGAACCCTGATGGTCTACGAATTGTTCCCAGTATCGGATTGGCATGGCGAGTTGTGGGCTGTGTCCTCTGTCGAGCGCGAACGAATACGTCAGAAAGTTCGGCATTGTTGACGTGTAGATTATGCCCTCGTCCGTCGCCCAGACCTCAATGCTGGTCGCATTGCCGGACAGGGCGTCCTCTATGGTCGCGGCATCGAAAGCCCACGACGGCGGCTTGCGTAGCATGTGCTGGGCGGCGACAACTTTTTTAATCAAGGTCTGTCCGTCTAACACTGCCACCACTCGCCCGTCCGCCGCTCTTATTGCTCTGTTCATATTGCCCCTTTCTATCTGTTAACAGATTGCTATATCCCAGTTGTTAATAGGTTGTCCTGTGTAAAGTGTTAGACGCCCAGATAACTCGTCTCTATGGGTTACCTGGGCGTTTTGCGTCCATCGAGATTCGTCCAAGTAACCTCGCACTCTCCCTGGCATTCCCATCCGCTCCAGAATCGAGGATGCTTCCCAGCTTCCTCGATATTGAGGCGTAATGTTAGATGCTCAAAGCAGAGCGGGCATCGAAGTATTCTGGCGGGTTGAATCACCACTTGATACGTCTCTTTTTCCATTACCAGTTAGTCTCCGAACTCTCCCACTTGCCATCGACGCTTGTGAATCTGTCATCGCGGGACAGAGTGGCGGTGATGACTTTCATGGTGGCATCCAACAGTTCGGCCAGAGTCTCAGCAGACTGCGGCCCGTCTCTCTCAATCAGCATTAACGCCCTCTCCGCGTATGGCAGACCCGCCGCAAGTTGGGCGTTCTCTCTGATGTTTAACTCCTCAATGGTACAGCCTTTTTCCCACGTCAGCCGAATGCCTATCGGGTCGCGCAACGGCCCCAGGTTCGACTTGCGGTGGTGCAGGGCATAATCGGAGTGGTTCGCGTTGCTCGACTGCGATGATTGCAACTCGAAAGTGTTTCGGGGAATGTTCATCCAGTACACCGACCCGAAGGGGGATGCGTTGTTTCCCTTACGGGCCGCATGAGTGACGTGGGCCAGAATTAGGGACTGGAGCGGTCTGTCGTGGTCGCTGAGACTACGCAGAGCCTCGAAGAATGACAGGGTCGCGCCTGCGCTCTCCGGTTCCCCGCCGCAGGCTGGCCCTGCTGAGTCTATGCAGATGGTTCCGATGTTCTTCTCCGCTATTTGAGCCTTCAGGAACTCCACGTCGTTGGCTAACGGGCCTGCCATAAAACGGTAGTAAACCATTCCGGTTCTGCCACCTCTCGGCGCGTCAGGGTCGGGCCAGTGGCCTGGGTCGATTTCTCTGGCCTGAAGAATCTCGCGGTTGCGCCACCATGTCTGATTTTCCGATGTCTCCCAATCCAGTATCAGACAATTAGACTGTTTGGCAGTTAAGCCACCCGCATCATGGCCCGTATGTATTGCGGACAAGAAGTTAAGCGCCAGAATGCTCTTGCCCACTCCACCTGGGCCGTATATCAACGTCGGCATACCCTCCCACATTATGCCGGATAGAATTTGCTCTGTGGGTTGAGGCGGCGGCATCGCGCCGAGAGCCAGGACAGGAGTCCCAGCCCTGTACGTCTCAAGCACTAGAATAGTTGCCTGGGTGAGCCTCTGCCGCCAATCCAAACGCTCGGACAACCTCTCCAGGTCGGCGATAACGGCTCTCCACGTCTTTGTGATAGACGTGCGAATTGGCCCCAGCAAATGCGGAGCCAATTCGTTCTCGTCCTGGATGGTTATCTCAGCATCAACATGATAGTCGCGATGCTCGTATATTCTGGTCATTCTCACGGTTACACCCTCGTCCCAGCGGACGACGTAGGTGTTACCCATGACATCAAGGGTCGGAACTGATAGTTCGTTTGTCATAACGGAGTTCCTCCCCGTCGGGCGGGTGGCTTGGCTTCGGTCTGCTGACGGCTCGGCTTGAATCGGGACTTCCGCTCTTCCAGCAATTCCTCCACTAAATCACCCACGCGTAGAATGGCATCGGCCAGCCCCATCTCTGAGGCCAGCCGAGAACCCTCCGAACTGCGTTTTGCGTATTCCATTCGACACCATGCAGAGCCTGACGCCACCATGAAATCGTGAATGTCGCAATTGTCAGGAGTGCATGGCATTATTCTTCGATTTCCTCAAGCAACAACTCGGCGAGTCCCTGCGCCGTGTTTTCATCTTCCTTGAGGTACGCGGCAGAAGTGGCGAACCCGTGATTCTGCAACACCGCCGCAATCTGAGCCTTCGACCAACCCATCGCCGCCGTCCACTTGCCCAGAGCGGCCCTATTCCGAATCCGCGGCACCTCTGGCCCTCCCAGAATGTCCTCGATTGTTGGCGGCTCTGGCTCCGGCGTGGTGTCGGCCCCGTGAGGCTCAAAGGTTGAGAAGTCATCGTCTGAAACAACAGAGACCACGGTGGCCCCTGCCGCCTGGGCGGCTCCCACAATACCGCCAGCGAGTCGAGCGGCAAGCCTCGTGTTGTACCAGTTCGCGAGAGGTTCAGCCAGTTCAATCAATCCCTCAATCGTCAGGCTTCCAGGCTCTTCCATCGCAATGACATTCCTGACGGCCTCTCTGTCGTTGACGTTCTCCTCTTTCAGCCTGACAGAGCGGTCAGCATCGAGGAACACCGCCCCACCGTTGGTTGTGGGCGCCGAGGATGCTGTGGGAGCGATGCTAGAGGCTGGGGCTATGCTTTCCCCTGCCCCGTTTTGGGACACGCTCCCAATGGCGCGATATCCAACCATGTTCCAATCAATCTGCCACTTTTCTTCTGTGCCGTCCACCTCACCCTCGGTGATTGCTCCCTGTTTGATGTAGTAGTTGGAGCGGCGGTACGGCTCGAACGTCCCGATGCCTCGCTGTCCAACTTCGGGCGGGTCTCCCTGGCCCTTGCGCCATGACAGATATTTGAACGTGCGAGTCCCGAACGCGGGAATATCCGCGTCGATGGAGTATCGCCAGTTGTTATCGTCTCTGACTGCCACAATGTCGCACTGTGTTTCTATGTTTTCCATCTGTTTAACTCTCTCTCTCTTTTATTTTGATTGCGGGGTTTCCGTAAATCTTGGCGTCCTCGATTATCGCGGCGTGTTCATGCCCCAGCTTCGCCAATCGGCGACCCTGTTGCATGTTCCACTTCTCGGGCTTCCGCACCACTTCGTCATGCTCTGGGTAGTAGATGCGCTCCAGGTCTTCCGGCGGTGTTATCTCTCGCAACGCGGCGAGTATGCCAGCGTCATAAGAGACCGAACGAGTAATAGTCACGTCGTACCCGTCCGCTTTGGCTACCGTCGCGCCACGCTCTTCCATGACCTCTAGGATGCGCCTCTCCAGCATCCACTGGCCTTCTCTCATGTTCTCGATTCTTTTCTTGACGTTCACCAGTTCTTCAACTAGTTCGTCAAACGTAAAATCAACCGCCTCTTCCAATTGAGTCAATTCCATTGGTCTCCCTCTCTTTGTTAACTATGGGTGGCCTGCCAACGTGTCCGACTTTACGGTCAAACGGGAACGGTATTAGCCAAACGTCCCCACGCGGCATGGACACCAACTTGCACTGGCCCAACATCTGCTTGCCTATTAGCTGGTGTATTCTCTGACGAGTCACACCGTAATGTTCGGCGGCCTCTGTCACCGTGGCCCACTTTCCAAATGGCATTTGCCCTCCTTTCTGCGGGGGCCATAAACCAAAAAAAGCCCCTTGACGCTGGTATCTATTATACCAACGCCAAGAGGTTTATGCAGACGTTCTAACTCGCCGAGACTTTCGGCATCAGAGCGACTTTTAGTTCCGGCTTGGGCAACTGAAGCAGACTCCACGTCCGCTGTCGCAAACCCTCGCCCTGATGCGCTCCCGCGCCGAACCAAGAGTTGGCGATACGCTTCTCAACGACAGCCTCATCCTCAGACCCAACGCTGTCAACGCTGTTGCCGTAACCTCTGCTGTAATCCAGATATTCGGTCACGGCGTTAAAGGCGTCCCACCTCGTCTCGCCCTTGTTCCCGACACCGCTGGAAAACAGCGAGTTCATGGCTTCCCCCGCATCGGTCTTGATGCCGTACTGGTCGTCCAATCCCTTGTCTGGGTCTAGGTCTAAGAGATGGCGAGTCAAGGATTCCATCTCAGATGCGTCGAACGCTTCCTCTGCCACTTGATTGCACTGTTCGAGGAATCGTTCCATATACACCGCGTTCAGACCCAGAAGGTCACGGGCCTGAGAGATTTTGGAGTTGATGCCAGATGTATGTCTGGCATAGAAAGAGGCTCGTTTCCCCGTCGCCATGCTCAGCGTGTTACTGCAAACCACCCGCACCTGGGTTAGCCGCATCCGAAGGGCCGACGACCCGTCATGGCTGTTGTCCAGCAGTATGTAGGACTCCAGCGCATCCCCATTGTCGAGCGTGTATCGTCCCGCCGTTAGCTTGGCGAGTATCCACATTTTTTTGCCGCCCCACAACGTGCCAACTGTTTGATAGATGGCATCCCCCGCGCCGACGATGGAATCAAACGCGCTGAATGCCTCAGTGTTCTGAATGACGTGGTAACGG